ATGCCATTGACCAGGTGAACCGATAAGCTCATCTCTTTGTAGTCTTGGCAGTTGCATATAATCTGTAGCTCGTTAGGCATCTATATCCTCATCTCTAGCGCGTTCAGTATCTAACAGCATCTCGATGCCCATAACGCCACAGCCTAAGCATTGAACGCAAACTACGTTAGGCGGCAGGTTAATGAATTCATCTACGATTTTATGAGTCTGCATACCCTGGCCAATCTTGGCGCACACACGGCAGTTAATCCTCAGTAATGCCATATACGGACTTCCTCAATGCATCCATCTCAAATAACTCACGTTGAGATACCCAGAAATTGCCATCAACTGCGTTGTAATACTTGGCCTTCTTAGCCCACAGAACGGGCATCCAGCCCACTATTTGATATACCGGCGATCTATTTACCACCATGATTGCAACATCGCTTAAACGTGGGTAATCCTTGTGGATGATTAGATGCCCGTTTATGTATTTAGTCCACTTAACCTCAAAGCCTAAGTTGCCAAGCTGTATGTCGGGTGCATTGTGAAAGGTATTAACTGTAGGTATAAAGTTACGGATACCCATGTATTGCGCTACTGCAATCTCAGCACCAGCAGCCTCACTATGCTCAGCTATAAACTCATGGAAGTTTATCTTTGTGTTATATCGGCCAGCATGATCAGGCGTATTAGCCTTATCGCCTGTGCTACGGGCAAACCCACTAGCTGCTGCCTGTAACTCCTGCGATCGATCTAAGATAACCTGAACGATCTGAGCCATCTCTGTTATAGCCATATTGGTTTGCATTGATCGCCTCGGCTCTTACTGCTACAGGTATAGCCCCGGTACTTATTGCCTGTAGTTACGCTTTTGCCTTCTTTGTAAACCATACGGCCGTGTGAGCAGATAGGTGCAGGGTCTAATACCTCGCCACCTAATTGCGCTTTAATATCTGCGATGCTTTCCGCAGCTGGTCGCACACTTCCCACGCCATCAACCTTTACTGCAGGTATAGCAGTAGCCCATAGATCAACCTCTACTGCAGGCTGAGCCGCTAGGCGTTCTACCTTCTCCATGTCCTGTCGCGTAGGCCGTGCATTATCACTAGGTGATAGCAAACCAATAACACGCCCATAGGCCGATGTAGTTGTGTCCTCTACTAGCCATTTTTTCATATTATGCGGCAGGTTTGCTACGTTGCCATACGCGTAATCTACTGCGCTTGGCTTCTCATCCTCGTATTCTCGGTACGCCTCTGCTCGGATCAATAACCATCCAGCGGTTAAATCCTCTTTTTCAATTACAGCAATTAAGCGACCCGATGGGAATTCGGTGCGGAAGCGTTTGATCCGTGCGTTTACATCCTCGTAATTATCCAGGTTAAAAGTCATGATTGCTGTCCATCTGTTAAAGATGCGATAAAACGATCTATTTCTGTATTTGTAAATCTAACTGCTCGACCTATATTTACAGATTTGATCTCACCGTTTTTAACCAATAAATGTAATGCGCTACGAGATATACCAAGCATCGCTGTTACTTGCTCGACCTTGTATAAACATGGTAACTGCGCGGCACTCATGAGTTTTTAACGATCTCTTTAGCTGTAGTAAATGCCTTGTATAAACATGGTAACTGCGCGGCACTCATGAGTTTTTAACGATCGCTTTAGCTGTAGTAAATGCAGCTCGTAAACCTGCGGCGCGGCCACGATTAAAGCCATCTTTAACGCCTTCTTTGTAACCAACCGACCAACCTACTAGAAACCATGCAACGCTAACCAATAAAACCAGTAGTGCTACTTTTTCTATATCCATTTACTTCGCCCTTGTTTGGGTTAAGCCGTGCTACACCGAATTAGGTAGCCCTGCCTAACGTGTAAATAAAGGGTAAAGCCTTGGTATGACAGCGGTCAATAACCGACACGCCCTAACGCTGCAGTAACATTTCATAAATGCTATCGACCTTAGCCTCTATCCGATCCACACGGCCGCGTAGGTTATGGCCGCCGTTATTGTCTATGCGTAATTCGCTTAGGTAATACTTGACTAAATGGCGAACCAGCCCAGCCGCAAACCCCATAAGCGTACATAAACCTATGGCTATTGCTATTAGCGACTGGGCGGCCGTCATTACTTAACGCCGAAAGTCGGATCGCTAGGGTTCATGGCGCGCAATAGTGGCCCCAATAGTCCAGCGATAAACGCGTTGCCTAGTGTTTTGTAATCTGTAATACCGGACATGTAAAGCGCAGCTGCGCAGCTAAACGCAGCGCGTAAGTATGAAAGGCCAGCGGCCTTAGCTTGTTCTTTCACGGGATTTTCTCCTAAATGCCCTTAGTTGATTTGTGACAATACTGCGATAGTTTGAGTACCACTCGCAGTAATACCGTATAACTCTTCGTGATCTCCAACCGTAACGGTTAGTTTATCGCCGTTATCAAACTTGTATCCATTGGCTGTAGTTACGTTAGCCCCACCTAAATAGATTGCACCGCCACCTAAATTATGTAGGTTTACGGTTTGATCGAGCGGCCTTTAGTTGTTCCTTCACGGGATTTTCTCCTAAATGCCCTTAGTTGATTTGTGACAATACTGCGATAGTTTGAGTACCACTTGCAGTAATACCGTATAACTCTTCGTGATCTCCAACCGTTACGGTTAGTTTATCGCCGTTATCAAACTTGTATCCATTGGCTGTAGTTACGTTAGCCCCACCTAAATAGATTGCACCGCCACCTAAATTATGTAGGTTTACTGTCTGATCGAAATTGCTTGCTGCAACGATTACTGTCGCTGTCGCTGCTACTGATACCTGTGCGCTAGTCGGCATAATTTAATCCTAACTTCTCTATTAGTTTTGCTGTCTTTATAGGGTCTTGTGCTATTTCAAAATGCATCTCATCTTTACGCAACCATGTGCCGCCCCAGGTTAAGCCGTATTTTTTAGCTAGTGCCAAGATCATCGGTATTTTTTCAGCTGGGAAAGTGCCAGCCTTTCCAAGCGGATGAATTTTTGAGTTCAAGTCCAAGGCAGTACCGCTACTGTGATTGCTTAACTTACCCGGTACGCCTCTAACATCTCGGTAGCAGTAACCCCAATCATCCAGCGCACCGCCATCAATCGGCTCGATCAGCTCATGAAACTGCTCTGCAAAGGCAACCAGTAGAGGCGCAGCAAAATAGGCGCACCGTAGCTTTACATGGCTGCCCTTAATTGCGTAAGACTTGAAAAGGCAACCAGTAGAGGCGCAGCAAAATAGGCGCACCGTAGCTTTACATGGCTGCCCTTAATTGCGTAAGACTTGATACGGATCGACTCAAAATCTTTAGATGCAGGCCAACCGTTATAACTGATCGCACTCATGCCAGTAGCAGGGCGGCTTCCTCGGCCGTAATGCCTAGCTTTGCCAATATTGCAGCTTTCTTAGCAGCAGCATCGGCATCTTGTTTTGCTTTCCATGCATCATAAGCTGCAAAACCGTCATCATATTGTTTTTTTGTTATTTTGACTGATTCATCTACCCATACAACATTGGCAAAATCCTCGCCTGAGCAAATCCAACCGCCTTGCGGCACTAACATTTCTAATACATCACCTAATTTAGCCATTATGCACCTATCTCCATTAGCGTAATTGTGCTGGTTGCGCCGTCACCTTGAACGAATACGCTGGCAGCGTTTGTATAATTTTTGAATTGAGTTTTATAAATAGTGGCAGAAGTAGTTGCCGGACTATCTAGGTATGTAGTACCAGAAGCTACGGTGTTGTAATTGGCTGCCAAGGTTGATGAGTTCGAAGCATCAAAAGTAATGATATCTGTTGATGCACGCATCAACTTAATTACATGGCCGTTATTAGCATTTCCGTTAGTTTTATATAAACCTTGTTGATGAACTGTTACAAGAATTTTGCTAGTTGCAGATGTAGGAGTAATTGTCGCAGTTAATCCAGTATCGGCATAAGTGCTAGTTGCGTTGCCTGCTGAGGTGCTGTAGGTGGCATTGACTACTTGCAATACTTTTCCACCGCCTGCGGCCGCCGCCCATTTAACGCCAGCCGATACGGTTGAATCAGCCGTTAATACTTGTCCATTAGTACCTACTGTTACAGCTAACGGCGTGTTGGCAGCTGAGGCCGCAAAAATAACACCTTTAGCAGTTGGGTTTAACAGGTTTAATGTACCTGTTACATCGTTCATTTGGGTAGCTGTTAATACGTCACCCGTACCAAAGTTAGTTTTTGCTGGAAAGCCTACGGCCATTTTCTTATCTCCTTAGTAACACAATACAGACGTATCAAGTACGCCATATTGAGTTGAGTTTAATATAAACCCGTCTATCACGGGTTCAAGTGTAGTAAAGGTAGTGCGCCATTTATTCGGGGTAACGTTATGCGCCACGCCGAAAACTTGAAGGGTTTTAGTAAGAGTTGAACTACCTGGCTGGTTAGTTGTAATAGTTACCGGATCAAAGAAATCAAGGCCAAGGGCAGCTAATATGCCTGTGTTGTAATTGTCTGTGTATAGGTCTAGCTCGATGGCATCGCATCTAACGCTGGTTTCGGCACGGCTTGCAACGTATGCCTGGGCATAGTCCAGCGCGACTGCATCGGTCTGCATTAGTAAATTCTGTGCGTTATAGGTATGAGCAAAATATTTTGTAACACTAGCTGCATCCGTAGCCGATTGCACGCTGCCGCCTGTACGGGTAACGTTAGCCTGGTTAAATATTAAAGTGTCATCTAGCCGCCATGTGGCATTGGCATAGCCAATATTTGTGCCGTTATCGTTAAAGACTGTAGGCGTACCTGCCACGCTGGCAGTAGTTACGGTGCGATCTTGAAAGACAAAAGATCCTGTGGCATCAACGTAGAACGCGCCGTATTCGCTAGTGGTAACGGTCTGTAGTGCAGCTAAGGATGTGCGCGCTGTGCCGGGGTCTGCCTGCATAGTGGTTAAACCTGCATCTACATCGCGCATTGATGCTGGCCATGAAATTGTGTTAAGAATCTGGTTAATTCTTGTACCACTTAGATTGCCAGCAGCTTGCCCGGTGACTGTACTAATCTGGGCATTTTGTGCCAGTCTTAGGGCATCTACAGCTTGTATCGTTGTATAAACTACATCGCTAGCATTAAGCGGGGTATTAGTTGTATATGAAGTAATAAACCCACTAAACATTGGATAGGTAACGCTTGAGTAGGTAGCCGATATAGATACCTTACGCATTGGGTCAAGCAAGCCGTAATAGGGGCTGCCTGGGTTCTGTGGGTTAAAATCGCCGTTCTGATCCACGATGCGCAGGGTTAGTGTGCCAGTCTGAAATTCATCTACCTGTGGGCTGCGACCGCGTTTAATACTTACGCTATTGACTACATCGCTTACATCGACAATAACTGCAGTTGAGTCTGCAAGGATATTTGTATCTAGTATGCCTGTATCTAAGATCATGGCCTGAGCAAAACTAGGGCCAGTAGAGAAGTTGATTACCGCGTTAATTACTGGAACTGTCATTAGTCCAACACCGCCCCACGCGGCACGATGCTGTTGCCATTTTTTTGTGACTGAATTACAGCATTAGTAATTGCCGTTACTGCATCGTTTTCGCTAAGGATTGAACCTTCAACGGTCACATATACGTTAGTAGATGGGTAGGGGATACCTGCACCGGCAGATGAACCTGGTGTTTGACCATAAGGGTTAAACATCGATGATGAACCAGTTGCAGCTACTTCCATTGGCACGTTAGTTACTACATCGGTAATACCAGTTAAGGCATCGGCTGTTGCCACAATAGCGGCCACAATAGGATCAGCAGCTATCACGGCAGCCACAGCAGCTTCAGCAGCAGCAACGGCCATATCTGCAGCAGCAGTAGCGGCATCAGCAATTTCACTAGCTGTCATGTCTGGCGTAAATATGGATGTGCTATCCGTTGGATCAGTCGGAATATTGTGTATTCCGCGCGGGGTTAAAGTACCGTTAGCGGCAATTACTGCAGGCATCGTGCGTAGATAAGTTAATGCAGTACCTAAACTGTCAGCCCATGCAGCAAACGGGTTGCTAGTAATTGAAATCTCGGTCAAGCTCTTAGCAATAGCGGCGTTTGAATCTTGTATTTCTTTTAATTTCTTAGCTAGTTCCTCGGCCTTATCTGCGTTGCCATCCTCAATAGCCTGCATAAGTAATAGCCGTGTTCTTTCCTCGTCGCTTATCTTGCCTTTTAATGCAGCTGCAATTTGTATCTGTTGCATATCAAATATGGCTGCAGCCTTTTTTAATTTGTCTGCATTGGCGGCAGCTACTTTGTCTGCACTGATTTTAATAGCAGTTAGTTTTTTGTTAGCAGCTATGGCCTTGGCCGTTGATTTCTGCGTATCCATATTTGAGCCGCCGGTCATGGATACGTTGCCCATGCCTTGAAAACCTTTAATAGTCTTAACCAATTCGGCTAATCGCTGTGGGCTAAACCTACCTAATAGATCGGTAACGCCACTAAATAGATAACCAAAGATCCCAGCACCGGGGATAGATTTAATCTGTTCTTTAAGATAAACAATAGAATCCACAAAATTGGCTAATGAACTAGCTGCGCTTTCAATGTTACTAGCCAGCGTAGCCATGCTGTGATCCTCGCCCAAAGATTGCAGCGCACCGATAAAGCTAGTGCCAATAATTTCTTTAGCATTATTGGAAGCAATAGCCAGTTTGTCCATTGAACCTGAGAACGAATCTGCAGATGTCTTGGCTGCCCCTGCAAAGGTTACGGCTAACTGATCTGTTATCTCCTTAAAAGACTTAGTTTTGAGATCGGCTTTAGATATACCTATACCTAATTTGCTAAGCGTAGCGTTATTGCCTAGGTAAGCCTTTGATAGCGCAGCTGTGACTGACTCTAAATCTTTACCACTATTTGCGCTTATATCCATCGCAATACCCATTAGGCGTTCAGTTTCAGCTGTATCGCGTGTGGCTATTGCTAGCTTTGTATAAGCCGGGCGCAGTTTGTCATCAATGATGCCAAACTCTTTTTCAATTCGCTGTATATAACCTTCAGCAGTTGCAGCATCTCTACCTAAGCCTACGTTTTTAAGCGCCAGGGCTAATTGCTGCTGTGCCTTTTGATCGGCGGCTGCAGCTCTTACTGATGCCTTCGCATAAGCCAAAACTTTAGCTGTGCCAAAGGCTACGCCAAAACTAGCAGCTAGAGATTTTACACCTTTAGTTAATTTTTGCGTAGATGTTTCTGCTTGCTTAAATGCTTTTTTGCCAGTAAATTCGGCGGCTATATCTATTCTTACTGATGGATCTACGGCCATTAGTTATACCCCACAGCTGTATTAAATTTATCCCGGGCAGACTCAATAGCTTTAAGAATAGCTGCGTTAGTCTTGCCGCCATCCTCTTGCCATGCGCGAAAGATTGCGCGGCCTTTCATTTTGCGTGATCTACGGCCTGCGCCTGTTTGATTATTAGCATCTACTATGCCGCTGTATTGATTCATAGCCTGTACGAATAGATAGCCAGCCTCAGGGTTATTGCTCTTGCCGTATTTTTTATTAGTGCTTGTCATGTAACGATATTCGCCTGCACCTGTATCACGCCTATAGGTGGGGATAACCACCTCGAGCATTTTGGCTTGCTCACGCCCAGATGTATGTACACGACCAGCAGTTTCATAAATAGCACCCGATGCGGATGCGTTTTGAATACGAGCTAGTGATCTAAAGCCTGATCGGTTTACTTTGCTAGGTGTAGTTTTGTAACCAACGCCGCCTCTAGCACCTCTGCCATCCCATACTGGAAACTTGCCATTACCGGATGCTTTAGCCCAACCCGATAACGGGGCTTGCGATGGAATAAACCCACGCGCTTTAGACACGATAGGTTTAAGCAAACTAGCCATTTCTTTTTGCGTATCTTTAGCTAGATCAGGAGTAAATTTCTTTAAGGCTTTACGAAGTGCGATTCCGCCTATTACCTGTGCTGGCATCTCGCATCTCCTTATTCCGGTCTTTCATCGCCTCTAATAAAGCTTTAAACATCCTGCTATCTAGTGCTAATAAATCATTAGGCGCGATACCCGTTTCCAAACTGATCCGTGCAATCAGGTAAGTAAACGAGTCACGCCCTATAGTTCCGGGTCATCATCCAGAACCTCAACCTTTTTAAGAGTTGCTAAGAACGGTGCGCCGAACATTGGCACGGTTTCGCCGCCAGCTCTTAGACACTCCCACGCCAACCAATAAACATCTGACTGTTTTTCGTCATCTCTAAAGGCTTTGTGAAAACCTTTTTTAGCATATAACTCAAACGCATATTCAATCGATGGCGTTACCGCATGTTCGGTTACTGTGCCATCGGCCCTAGTGATTTTTAACTTAGCCATTTGTTAGCCCCTGTTCTTTGGTTATGAAGTAGTAATTACTATGACTGAATTACAAGTAAATGTAATGCTCTGGGTACTAATGTCAGCTGGGCCACCATTAATATCTTGAGTATTGTTTACAAGCACTGTAGTGCTGTATAGCGGGTTGGTAGCAGATGTAGCTGCGCTGGTTTGCTTTAGAGTTAAGGTTACTGTTGTACCCCAGGCAGCTTGCAAGGTTGCATTAACATTTGATGCTGCTGTATCGTTTAAGAAGTCTAGCTGAATTGTGCTTGCTTCTAAGCCTTTAACAAACTTATGTGCTGAATCGCCCATAGCTGTTACTTCAAGTTCATCAAATGCGCGGTTAATCGTAGCCATTGTTACATGGTCGCTTAGTGCAACGCTGTTCAAAGTCACTACGACACCATTGGATAAATAAATGGCCATGATTTATTCCTCTATTTTCTCGGTTGGTTTTGGTTTTGTTTCTTTTACTGGTTCGGCTTCGATCTGTCCGATCTTTACCAAGAACGCTTTTTCCTCATCTGTAAGTGACATGTCTTTAACTCCAGCTCGTTAGTACGGATATGGTGAATTCAGCGGTTAATAAATCGCCGCTATCAGCATTTAATACACCGGGCGCGCTAACGCTGGTTACATTAAATACAATGGATGATGCAGCTAGTAAGCCAAAGGCTGCGACTATAAAATCCTCAATGCCTTGCAGGTTGCCTTGGTTATCAAACATTGGCACGGTTAATAAAATCTTAAAATTAGCCAGCGGTGAAATAGTTGCGTAGCTGTTATTACTTGGCGTGATGTACGGATCTGCTGGGATTACTACGCAACTGTTAGCCAAGATGGTTGCAGGCGGATATGCGAATACCGACCAGACACCGTTATTGGTTAAAGCCGTTGCGATCGTTGTACGCAGCGTTGTAATGGCAGCCGTAGGCATTTACCCCACCATGCTATTCGGGTTCATGTACGGGGCTAGTAGGCCGCGTATCTTGCCTATCATGCTGTTGCCCATGCGGTAAGGGCTAGGGCTAAAGCCATCTAGTCCTACGCCGCCTGTTTGAGATACCTGGCGCGCTTGCCATATATCTACGGCCAAGATCATCGCAGCTTCTCTAACGCTTGCTGTATTAACGTAGGTAGCAGTCTTTGTATCTGCACCTAGCGCAGCACCTGATGGCACTACGCGCCTAAAGTTTTGATCGCTGGCAGTTTTTGCATATTGAATAAAACTATAACCCTGTGGTTGCTGATAATAATTAAGCTGCATATTAAATGCAGGCAATAAGTTTGTAGTGCCTGTACTAAATGGCAACGTGGCAGTAATTGTGTAAGTGCCGTTAAATGTAGAGCCAGCCCCGGATATGGTCACGCTTTCGCCTGTAGTAAATAGTCCGGGGTTGGCTAACATTACGGTTGCTACGTTGCTTATCAATGCAGTTCCCACGACTGGCGCAGTATCAAACCAAAGGAAACTGTTGATCTGATCTTGCGCGGCTTGGCAGCAATCCTCGACCGTTGGATCTGTATAAAGAGTACCGATACCTAAATTGGCACGTAGCTCGGCTACGGTGACGTATGTAGCTGCCATATCGGTACTCCTTACTCAGTTAGGGTCGGTGGGCGAAAGGGCTAATCGCCCACCGACTATTAGGGTTTTATCAGGTTAGGTTGTAACGAACTAGACCCTTAGGCATCTTTACGATTGTTGCCATAAAGCCGTAGATCGCGATCTGAATCTGTAGGTTTGAAACTACGTTTACTGACATGTAAGCCTGTGGGCTGCGGTAAACAGTCATGGCTTCAGGTGCAACAATGAAAGCTGAATCGTCAATAGTGGTTGCAACCATTTGATGATCAACATATAGATCAAGGCCAAGCACATTACCGCGGATGCTGGTAGGTGTTGAAAGGCCGCCACTGTTCATAGGTTGCGCAGCATTGTAAATTGGGCGGCCTGTTGAATCAGTCGCACCCATTAGCAGTGACCACTGTGAAGGGCCAGCAACGTAGTTCTTAGCAAAGTAGCTTGTGTTCTTGTAAACGTTTGCTGACTCTGTTGAAACGTAAGAAATGATGCCAGCGGATGTAGCTGCTACTGCAGTACCTTGTACGCCGCCTGCTACTACGTCTGCAATTACTGCAGCATCGGTAGCAAGTGAGTATGCGCGCTGTAATTGGTTTGTTAATTCAGCATAGAAATTTGGGTCTGAACGTTCTAGCAGTTCAACGCTAAGGGTGTTCATACCTGAATACTTTTTAACTGTACCTGATAGGTATTCAGTAACCATACCTGTGTTTTGAACTGCGCCAGCTTCGGCTTCAACAGTTACAACAGGTGCTGTACCAGCTTGTCCGCCTGCAGATGTAACCAATGATGGGATTGAGATTGTCATACCTGAGTTAGGTAGTACGCCTTGTGAAAGTGCGTTAATCATTGGTGTATCAAAGTTTGTATTAGATACGAACTCTGATAGGTACTCTGTTGGGTTAAATGCAGGGTTAGTAGTAAATGAATCATCTGCAGCAGTTACATAAAGGATTGAATCACGATCGCCCATGGCGGCCTTGATCTTATGCTCTGTGTACTTCGCCATCGATGTAATCGGTGTGCGAACTGTCTGGCTGTCTAATACGGAAGGGCGAATAATTTGGCGAGCTGCTTCAACTGGTGCAGCCTCGACTGGTTTTTCTGCCGGTACATCCGGTGTATCAATAGGGGCTGTAGTCACAGCTGCCTCGCTTTCGGTTTCGGTTTCGGTTTCAACTTCAGTAATTACTGTGTTGATTGTTGTTGTTTTTGTGCTGTTACTCATCGCTGCTTCTAGTTCAGCTTTAGCCGCTGCAATATCAGTTACGGCCGCTGAATCGAAGGCAGCCGACTCCACAAGGCTTACTTCTTTCAGGACTGCAGCGGTAACTAACAGGTAACCCTTCATCTGCTTAGACGCGGATACATCCACGCCTACGGATAAGCCAGATACTAGGTTTTCCTGAGCTAGTACAAGTGCATCCTGTCCTCGGCTGCTACTTGAAATCTTGAAAGATGCATAAACGCCATCTGTACTATCGCTAAAGTTTGTAGCACGGCCTACTGGCTTGGTGCTGTCATGCTGCATTAGCAATTTAATTTTTGCTGTATCTGGAATTGCAATAGATCCACGTTCAAATACAACAGGGCCAGCGGATGTATATCCAACCTCGTTGTATGGCGCGATCTTGCCTGAAATCATACGGCGATCTCCATCGGCCGCCTCGATTGCGTTATTGAACGTTAAGTGCAACATTTGCAGTATCTCCTGATCCATTAGGCGTTAGCTGTTCCATAGATTGCGCTTGCTCAACATCGATCAAGCCAAGGTTTAACATTTTTTCTATTGCATCTAGCCGCGCCATAGTGTCTGCGCGTAAGAAAGTTTCATCGATTGCAAAGCGCACACGATTATTATGCGCGGTTATGTCATCGCAACTTAAACGATTTTCAATCGCGCTAATAAAGGGCTGTAGGGAGTACGCTACAAATTCTTTACGGCCATCTAAAATATTTTGGTATGTCATGCTGTTGTTCATATCTGCACTTATGTAATATGCAGGCACGTTCATTAAACGAGCAATTTCAGTAGCAAGGTACTGGCTACTTTCGTTGTATGTCATATCTTTAGGACTAAAGCCAAGATTTTGCGCTTCTAAAGTGCTAGTTAAATATGCGGTGCTGCGATTATTACGGGCGGATTTCCACGCAGCTAGTAAGCCTTGGATCTGTGCCTCTGGTAGATCAGCACCGGTATTTTTTAAGATTGTGGTTGCCATTGGCGTAGCTGCTGCAACTGCTGCAGCCTTTTGTATATCTAACGCAGCTTGTATTGTGCGGCCACCAGTTTGCAATATGCCAGGCAGCAGCGATTGAAATGTAACTAGCGAGCCAATGCCATCCATAGGTACGCGCACGCCATTGACTGAGTAATATTCAACCTGATCGCCGTACTGATTTGTAGTTACGGTAACGCGCGTGTTAGGTACAAATTCAAAACCTGATGGGCGTTGGTCATCGAAATAAATTGATTGGACTTTTAAGTAGGCCACGCCATAGAACATAAGCGCATCGACTAGATATGCCAGAGTCACGCTAAGCGGTTGGCGAATATCCATTTGATCTAGCCATAGCGGGCTTTCTAATTTTTTACCTGTAGATTTTTTGTAAAGTCCTAATTCAATACTTGATATAACGCCTGCAATTAAGTTCCGGCAACGGCTAACGCTAGGTACTTGTAAAGCCATATTGCGGTCAATCGATACGCCATAACCATAGTTAGATAGGCCGCTGTTATAGCTGTACATGCCTGCGCCGTATGTACTATCCATGATGGCAGGGGCATATTGAGCAGTAACATCTGCCTTAGCTTTTAACCCTAAAGTTTCCAGTAATCCCATAGGTGGGATTTTCTCAAAATGTCAAGCACATTACCGATTCTGTTCGGCGTGTCGTTAAGCGTATATCTTGGCTTCTTGCATTGGCTTAGATAGGTGCATTACAAGCATGGCTGCGCTGATCGGCGCGGCTACGCTGCCGCTGGATCGCTTGCGGATAATTCTCCAGGCTTGATCGTTACTTTTTGCAGCTACGTTATCCATGGACTCATTTAAGAATTCTTGATTACCGTGAACTACGCGCTTATTGTCTATGTAATCTTTAAAGGTCGAACACGCTGTATAGAATTGCGATCCTGAGCAGTCCTCTACCTTTATGCCTGATACATGTAAGCGGTCGGCAATAGCCTGCCCGGTATATTTGTCGAACAGGACTTGCTTAGGCATCCACTCATCGCAATATCCTTTAATATCTACGGCGATCTTTAGCTCATCGATTGCACGATCTGATTCCCATGTTTTAACTAGGCTTAGGCCAATCCTGCCATCGGGCAATATCGCACCAACCATTAAAGCTGCGTGGCGTTTAGAGTGCGGCTCAATGTCAAAAGCAAACATCGAATACATGCCAGGGGATAAAACTAGCTCAGGATCGGCACATTCATCCCAGCTTCCTGGTGTCCACGGTGATAAATCCGTTCCGACCCATTTGCACAAATTCTCAGTCATTACTGCGCTGTAATCGGATGTAGCTACTATTTCCTCTATCGCGGTTTCCGTTATTAAGTGACCTAAAGATGGGTTAGCCATCGCCCATGCTGATCGATCCCATATATCGCAGCCATCGTGCGCGCTGTACTCGTAATAGCCCACGGACTTAGGCGGCTTGTTTAGCGATCTTTCGCGCATATCATTTAAGACATGGCTATCCTTAAAGCCAGCATTAGACGTATAAAATCGCTGCGAATTAAAGCGCGTTAAGGTCGTACTTTTTACAGCATCCAGAGCCTCTGTACCTACATGGCGCAGCTCATCGATCCAAACCACATCGGCGGTTAAACCACGACTTGAGTCTGCAGTCGCAGCTACTACTCGAACTTCCGCGCCCGATTCTAAGATAATTCGATTATTGCCGTTAGTGCGCTTGTAAGCCTTCTCGATATTGCCGCCTTTTACCTGGCTACGCAAAAACTCGTTGCGGTCAATTATGCCTGCCATGATTTCAAGCGACTTAGATGCCATAAGCATCTGCGAACTCATAATAAGGATATTCATCTCGCCAAAATAGAACAGCCCAGCTAGTACCCGCATACGCAGAACTACGCAGAACATGACTTTTACCGGATTGTCTTGAACAGACTAGCAGGCTAGATTTTTTTACAAACATGTCATTTTCATCTACGGCGCACATATCTCGCAGGATCACGGATTGCCACTCCAAAAGGGGCTGGCCAATTCTTTCGGATAGTTCAATGATGGCATCTACCCTGGAATTGCCTTCGACCCATGGCGTATGAAGCCTAGGCAAAATAGCCCCCGTTAGAGCTGGCGCAGCTTCTACAAGTTCTAGGGTCATTTAGATCATCCTGCCTGTATTCGGGTCTATATGAACCTTCTCGGTCATGCTCGGGGATAACGAGGCAGGAAAGACAGGGGGGGTAGCCGTCTGTGCTAAAAAAACACCCTCATCCTTGCTTGATTTGCGTAGGTTGCATGCCTTGCACAACACTTGAAGATTCTCTAGATCATGAGTGCCACCCACCTTGCGTGGGATGATGTGGTCGATGTGCAATGGTTCTTCATCACTTCCACAGTAGCGACAGATGCGACCATCTCTATCGAACACTCGTTGCTTATGAACTCTGTAGCGTCTTGAGTTCAGCTTGTCTAATGCCATCCGTACTTACTCCAATGATCTAATGCAATGCATGGCTCACCATATCTATGGCCTATGTAGTCTAAGCCCCATACTACCTGAGTCCATCCATCTTGATCCTTAAGCCATTCACTATTACCTTGAGGAATACCATAATGAGAACCATTCTTTGCTAATGGATTCCAATTAGATTCATGTGTATAGAGCTTTAATAAGCAGTTATATTCTTTATAGTTAAAGTCTAATAGATAAAGAGAATAAGTTTTATAGTCTATGTAGTTAGTTTGTTGCACTGGTTCAGAGCTACCTGCATAAGGCATTATGCATAGAGCTATCCCAATAGCTACTAGCACCCCGCAAGCTACGCCCCGAAGGGGCTTGCGGTGAGCCTTTGAAAGGCTCTGCGCCGTTAGCGTACCATGGCTGTCAAACTGATTACTATAAGTGCTGGTCAGAGCGGTGTTTCGTTTCATTGTTTCTCCTTAACAGTTGCCTGTGGATAACTTTGTGGATAACTATTTAGAATCTTTGCCCCATCCAGTTCCCTTGAAGATTGCCCCTACTGGGCTAATTACTTTGCTCATAGGTTCATTGCAATAAGTGCATAGAACTGTAGGTTTGTCATGCCAGCCATGATGCAGCTCATTCTTTAATCCGCATCTTCCACATTTGTAATCGTAGGCTGGCATGTTTTACATTCCCCAATCATCCATGATCCACAGCCATCACATCTAACAATGTCTGCTTCAGTCGGTTTAGCGTTTAAGTGACCATACTTTAATTCTAGAAGTGGAAGCAAGTCTTGGAGCTGGATGATGCAGGCATACTCCGCTGCATTTTCTCCCTGCCCGTTGAGACGCAAGACTGCAAAGCCTAATTCCCCCGAAACGGCTGTGCGCTTACGAATCTGCTCCAAGACTGCCTTTGGTTGAAATCCAGCCCTTGCCTTGACTTCACAGTCAAAAGGTACAGACTGAATATCTTTACCATTCCCCCTTCCCACACTAGCGAATGGCCAGACAGTCGATAGGTACTGTGCGACCACCCGCTCTGTGCGAAAACCTCGGTGCTTTCTATGTTGGCTAATGGTTCATCCCAGCCATGTAGCCCATTGCAATTCCACCAATGAATAGAGCTAGTGTTAAATACATTAACAGCATTTCCTTATCCATTGACAGCCTTACACTTATTGCATTGCCATGTGCCAACACTTACTACATTATCTTTGATAACAATGTTAGCGACAATGTTCCAAGCCTCGGTAGGTTCATTACATAGCTGACAATTAACTGTATCTACCATAGGAATGTCCTCAACATTGATCCAACCTTCTGGAGTATGAATCTCAGCGTATCCCATTATACCCTCGCCTTCTGTGGTTCCCACTTGCCAGAGCTGCTTAAGTTATACCAATGCGTTGGACACTTATCCATCCCACCACTTTGACCCTTGGTGACACAGAAGAATCCTGCCCAATCTTTACCAGTCTTTGCAGAATGACCAGTACGCCATTCCATGTGACCATGATTGCAACTAGGTGCATCCATAGCTTCTGCCGTACCTAGAATCTCTGTAACTGTTGCCATTGCTGATTCCAGGGTGACTGGAGCTAGTGTGGTCTTGACAGATGATCCGATTGGTGTAGTCCAGTAATCGATGTCACCCTCTTTGATGTCCTGTGGTGCTGGCTTTACTTCTTGTTTGACTACTTTAAGAGCTGGATGGTTAGGTGCAACCTTACTCATTTCTTCTCTAGAAGGACGCTTTCCTTTAGGAGCATAACCCGCATTTGCAAGTGCTCTGCCAATAGCAGATGTCTCGCAATTCTCCAGTGCAGAAGTTTGATTGACCCCGCGAGTGCTAACCGTTTCTTCAGCGTACCCTGTTGCCCATGCGATGCTATCTTGGCCAGTCTTAAAGAGATAAGCCTTAACAATGTATCTGCTTGCTTCCACAACTTCCAACTCAGTGCTAATACGGAAATCTGGATAATCCTTAATAAACTTTTCAAGTCTCACCTCTACTGGTTCATAATCGGCTAAATTAAACATATAAGTCATTCTCCTCTGTTTGAAGTTGTCCAGCTATTGCTAGATAACTGGCTCCATCAATCCATGAATCGACTCTTGATCCATCTTCGATTGTCCTTGCGATTTTGACCAGCGATAGGATAACTGCAACTTGGTAATCTTCCACTGGCATTTCAAGGTAGGCACTAATAAGTCGTGCTGCTCTCGCCATATTGTCACTTGGGTGGCCGTAAGCGAGTCCTCTGTCTTTGTATAGATCAGTGGCAGAACTAAGTATTTCTCCATGTTTCATTCTGACCAGAACTCTGAGCGATTGACTGCTCTGCCCTTATGCCAGCCATCGCGGTGTCCGCGTTCGTAGGCTTCTTTGTATGCTGAAACTGCATAAACTATAAAGCTGATACCTGCCCCTATAAGGCAGATGATTAGCAGCTTGTCATTATTGCTCATCTTGTACCTATCTGCATCCAGCGCCCTCGTCTGGCTTACAGGATTAGTGTTGCATAGAGTCCAGACTAATTAACGGACATTTAGATAACGAAATGATAACGATTTACTGGTACAACTTCCCGTACAAGGTAAAAGAGCCATCCTTATTGATAGGCACTAGCATGGGCGATACACGGTCTCCATGAGTCTCAATGACTGCCACGCTCATCTGCCAATTCGCGCTTCCAGCCTTCAAATAAGAGGCTTTTTTCTTGTCCATGACATTTCCTGCCTCTAAGCCCCAAAGAGTCCTGTATGAGGCTCCTATGCCCTCTGTGAAGGCACTAATGCCTGCCCTGTGCGTGTGACCACAGACCACAGACTTACCGAACTTTTTAGCCAGCCCAAGAGCTGTGAGTCCAGCATTGGAGTTCATTGATCCTTCATCGCCATGAACTAAGACCCATCCCTT